CCCTGCCGCAATGCACCTGAACGTTGCGCGGATCTCATTGTTATCAAGATCTACATCATCTGTAATCGACTGCAGCGCAAACTTGGCAGTCCCCAGCATGTACGTGCTGCCACGATCTAAACTTTCAACCAGCTGATACCGTGCTTCCTTTGCAGCTTCCTGCGCTACGTTATCCTTCTTAGCCTCTGCCTTTGCAAATACAATTGTTATCACTGCACCAACCGCATACCGTCCAGTGCCGCCAGCCCCCCATCCGTTACTGGTTAACGTAATCCCATTGTTGGCAGTCTCAATATCTCCATTCTGTTTCCGCTCCTGTACTTCTACATTGATCGGGATAGGATTAAACACCCCGCAGCTGGTCAAACTAGACGGGCTAAACGTCTGGCTAAATCCTGTACGCCGTACCGCACCATCAATGATTCGGCATACATCGTCAGCCGATGCAGCGCCTACCCTTGACGGATCACTATCATCACCAATCACTCGATCAGCAAACGATACACGACCGTTGCTGTTGTAATACAGCCATGTCTTTGATGCAGCAAACTCACGCAATGGCAGTTGGCCAAATGCAACACGATCCCAATCGATCGTACGCACTCTCGCCGCACCTACCACAAGCAACAATTGCATGAATTGACTGCTGCCATAACTCCGCACACTGCTCCACACCAGCGACGTTGCAACCCTCACCCCACCCCTTGGGTTCTGTTTGGTGTTGGTGTAGACCAGATTGATCGGATCGCCATACTGCGCCAGCTCTTGGGAGCTGTTGAACCCAAACCGTGGCGCAAACCGCTGCTCTCTTGTCTGCCGCGGTGATCGGCTACTGGGAAGCGATGGCCGCATCAGCAGCATGCTCGCCACCTGGAACAGGATGCCAACCACCGTCAAAATGATGGATGTGGTTAGCGGATCACCCCGTAACTCCTGCTGCCGTTCCTCGATGCTCTGGCTGCAGTCACGCTGCACCGCCAGAAAATCAAGGTACTCTTCCTTGCTTACCCCAAGCTGTTCAATCAGCTGGTGCTCATACGGCAGTAACGGTCTCATCGCATCCGAAAATACTGCCCAACACCACGCGGCATCGGTGCCTGTCCCACAGTCTGCCCAGCCGTGATAAACATCACCCACCCTTCAATTACCACACCCATTGCCGCACCACCCGTAGACGGAAACAGCAGCACATCACCGCATTCCGGCAATTCGACAACCTGACCGTTACGCTCTAAAAACCGCCGCAGCTGTAGCAATGTGAACGTGTCGGACGTGTGCTCTTCATACACCCACTCAAACTGCTCTGCATAATCTCGTAGCCCCAACCGGCGCCGTACTTCACACACCAGCTGGAAACAATCAGTGCAACCCTCGCCGTCTGATGGCCGCGCACCCCACCGATACTGCAAGCCGATCAAATCATTCATCGCAGGTACAAGTCTGCATTCAATGGCAGCACCCCTACGTTGTCGCTCGTTAAAGTACGCGCCGGGAAATCACTGCCCACACTATCCATTGCTGATCGAAAACGCAACTCTACCGTGTCATCATTAAACCCAGCGCCAGCACCAACGTAGTAATCCTCATACTGGTTGGCAATACCACCCGATGCTGTCAGCCACAGCGTCGTTAGCGTCAATTCACTAAGACGGTTTCCATTGCCTTCTTCGACTAACCTGAGCACCACTTCCAGATTGGGAAACAGCACCTGCAAAGGGTTGTTGTCACCATTCAGACTGGCCGTTGCACCATTGGCCTGAAACGGCGCAAAGTCATATTTTGCACCGACGTACTGATACTGCTGCCCTATAAAGTAGTTTTGATACCGATGTCTAGTGCCGGTGCTGGTTTGCAGATTGAACAGCTGCGCGATCCTAATCTGGCTGCTCATACGTTCAGCTCGCCAATCAGCGTCACAGTTACCGTTGCAATGCCGACTGCATTTTGCGCCCAGTCAATATCCGGCGGCTCGGCATACTCCCACAAGATATTGCTCGGCTTCCTCAGGTCTGTACGCAGTGGTGTGTCTACACCAGCAAACACCTCAGCTGGTAACGTGAACCGCTCAAATCCACCTTCAACACGCCCATAATGGTTCGTGATTTGACGCACATCACCTTGTCGCCGGTTGGCAAATGTCAATGACAGCTCATACCCATACGCCTTGTTGCCATAACTACGCTTCACCGTAGTTCCCGCCATACTCCGGTACGTCTTGACTGGATACCGGCCCAGACGCATCCGCCGACCGGATGGCTTTACCTGAGGGAACTCGATTGACATCAGCGGATCCCTACCCTGCTACGTGTGCTCGGGCTCTGCTGCAGTCTGTCCAGCGTCATGCTCATCCCACGCTTGGCGCCATCGCTTGCGGCGAGCTTCCTGGTTTCGCGGGCCGATGCCTGCAGCTGTTCAACAGTGACATACTCGACTTTGTTGATCGGGTCGTAACCAGTCTCAAAGCTCATATTCAACACCGGTGATCCGTTGCCAGCTGGTGATGCACCCATCAATTCACGCATCCGATCGCGGCCTACATCGTCACGCATCTGCATCGCAACAGGAATCCTGCGACCATCCGGCAGCGGTACATACGCTTCATTCATCATCCCCTCGCCAAACACTGCCACCTGGGGAGAATTGGCAACACCTCCACGGGAATACGTCCGCAACGGCATCGGGCCACGCGATGACATAACGCCGCCGTTTGCAAACCCCGTAAACCCTGGCGTGAAACTCAGCCCCGTAGACAAGCCTCCAGCGCCAAATGGCCCAGCTGCGCTGGGATTGAATGCCATCCCGGGCGCCGATGGAAAGGCAAACATCTTGGCAATACCAATCGCGATATATTGCGCAATCATCGTCTTGGCCGTCTGTATCAGCGCATCAGCCATTCCCTTAAGGAAGTCGGCAAATACTTCCTTGGCAGACCTGGCACCTGTCACCATGTCAGCAAAGCCCCTACTGGCCAGCTCTGCCGCCTGATCCGCTGCAGCACCCACCATCGGATACTTTTGCAGCAACGCATCCAAATCTGCCTTCTGCTGCTCCAGCGGGTTATACGCTGATGGTGACATTACATCCAACGTAAGCGCCTGCATCATCCGCACACGTTCGGCGATCAGATCATTGATCTCCTGTTCTTCTCGTTTCTGCAGAACCAGCAGGGCGCGATTCTTTTCGGTTTCAATTCGAGCCTTTTCTTTGTCGATGTTTTGATTAATCCCTAGCTGTTTCAGTTCTTCCTGTATCGCCAGCAGGTCAGTCTCCTGTTGCTTTGCCTTGTCGATAATCTCATTACGCTCAAACGCATATTCCAGCCGCTGACGATCAATCTCTGTCGTAGCACCCGACAACTCGATTTCTTTTTCCAGCTCCGTGATGCTCTTGGTTCGTGCTTCGACGAACTCTTCTAGGCGTTTGTTGGCTTCGGCTTGTTTCTGTTGCAGATCCTCGGCAGCCTTCGCCTCGGCCTGAAGCGTGGATGCAAAATCATCTAGGCCCGCACCAGGGCCAGTGCCGGCGATCTCACTGAACACCCGTCGAGCATTTGCCTTGCGCTCTGGTAGCGCCTTGATGCCGCTCCGTTCGTAATCTCGATCAAACACCACCGCCGCTTCCTCCGGCGTGGTAGCGCGCCGCAGCGACGCCAGCGCCCGCGACTCAGGGCCCAGCAGCTCGCTCACCATGAACCGCAGCTGGGTCTGCAGGTTGCCAGCCGCAGCGGGGCCGCCAGCGAACCGCACTAGGTCGGTTTGCCTGCTACCGGTCCACTGAGCCAGGCCATAGCCGCCCACTCCACGGGGTAGCCCGACTGCGCCACCTTCGTTGATTCGAGGATTGAGGCCTGATTCTCGAATCAGGTTGCCCACGATCCCGGCAGCCTGCGCTGGCGTCAGGTTCAGGGCCGACTGCAGCGACTTGGCAATCTGCGCGCCGATGGATTCAGCGGCTCTCTCGGTGGCCGCCCGCCCTGCCGATCCGCCAGCACCTGCCCCACCACCACCAGCAGCGCCGGGTAGTGCGGGTGCGGGTGGAGCACCGGGGAGGGTGCCGGGAGCCTGAGGCACGAATGGCGCAGCACCAGCCACAGGCCGGCCCGTCGCCGTGTCGTAGGTGATCCCGCCCACGGTGTAGGTGTTCGGCACGCCTGCCGCCTGCAGCCGCTGCTGACCCGTCTGCATTGCGCTGACAGCTGCATCCCCCACATTGATTCCCGCCGAGGCCAGGATTGCCATGAACGGGTTGGAGTAGTTGATCATGTTGGAGATGGTCTGCTGCCATCTCGACTGCACGAAATCAAACGCCGCAGAGAACACGTTGCCGATCGTGGTAGAGACGCTCTGCATCGCGCCTGCCAGCCACTGGCCGTCAACGCCGATGGCGCGCAGGGCCTCGCCAGCGCGATCGCGCGCCCAGCCAAACATCGTTGCGAAGCTGTTGGCGATGTTCTGCACACCCTTGGCCAGGAATTGACCCATCGCCGTAGCCGCATCGGTGATGCGCTTGAACGATGCCTGCGCGTCAGCGGCGATTGATCCCCAGAACAGCTTGAACCGCTCGGGGTAGGTGTTGACAAACTCCCTGAACGGCTCGATGAACTTGTAGGCCGCTGCCGTGGCCGCGATGATACCGGCTGCGGCCAGTACCCAGGGATTGGCCAGCACGGCGAGGTTCAGGCCGGTCTGCGCTGCAGTGGCGGCGCCTGTTGACGCGGCATAGGCCTGCATGGCCTTCGTTGCAGCGCTGATCCCGCCAATGGCGCTCATCGCCGTGGTCAGGCCGAGAACGGCAACACCGGCAACGGCCGCGGCGGCTCCAACCTGCTTGATCGGCTCTGGCAGTTTGCTGGTCTGCTCCAGTATTCCGGTTGCCGCCTTAGTGAGCGCGATGGTAATTGGCAGCAGCGATTGCCCGAACTGAATTTGCAGCTCCTGCCCCGCAATCTGCAGGTTGCGGAACTGCTGCGCCGGGCCTTTCATCGCCTCAGCCAGCTTGGGGGCGCCGTCGCGCTCGATCCGCCCGAGAGCAGTCAGCACGATGTCGCCGGTGATCCTGCCCTCTTTCGCAAGCTCGCGGATCTGGCCGATCGGCACGCCCATCACCTCGGCGATGCCCTGCACCACCGCCGGGGTCTGCTCAAATACGCTGTTCAGTTCTTCGCCGCGCAGGACGCCGGTGCCGAGCGCCTGGCTCAGCTGCAGAAACGCCGCGCTGGCCTCAGCCGACGTGGTGCCGCTCAGCTTCGCTGCCGTGTTGAATCCGTTGTAGACCGTGCTGATCTCCTCCAGCGTTAGCCCAACCGGCCGCAGCCTGGCGTAAATCTGGGCGAACTCTTGATTGGTCTGCGTCTGCGCAGTGCCGAACCTCTGCGCGGCTGCAGTAGCAGTGGCCTGTACCCGGCTGTAATCGTCGAGCCCCTGTGACAGCGACCTCAACCGCCGCTCTGACTCCTCACTCGCCACCACGGCGCTGAGTGATCCGCCGATGGCCCTGCCGGCGCCGATGGTGGCCAGGCTGCCGGCGAGGCCCGCTGCCAGCCTGCGGCCCAGCGAATCACCCGCCGCTGCCGCCGTCCCATCCAGCCCCCGCAGCTTCCCTTCCAGCTTCTGGATCTCCGCCCCGTACCGCTGAAACTCGCGGCTGCCGATCTTGGCCTGTTCTTGCAGGCCGCGGAATGCGCCGATGCTGCTGCGGATGCCGGCGATCGTGTTGTCATTGGCGCGGGCGAACTGGAACGTCGCGGCCCGCAGGGTGCTGATCTCGCGTGCTGTGGTCTGACTGTTCTTGCCCAGATCCTGCAGCGACTTCTTCACCCGGTCGATATTCCCGCCGCCTTTCACCTCGGCCGACAGCCGGATGGCGGTATCCAAGCTCATCCGGCTCATGTCGCCCCGCTCGCCCTGGCCTGCTTCAGTCTAAAAGCCGCCAAATACTCCCTTTCCATCAACCGTAAATCCTCCAATATCCACACCCGATCGCCGCGCTTCACTTCCTCGTCTTTAGCCATCATTATGAATACGCCATAATCCAACCCGTACGGGCCATTCATCCCTACACGCCACTGCGTTTGCAGACGCATAAACCATCCCAATGCCTCTGCATTCGTCGCCAACACGCCAAACGTTTTCGGCATATCATCTACTGGCGCCGGGGCACTGCCGAAAAACACCTCTCGCGCTTCGGCAGCATCATCGCCCTCCCCCTCATCATCTGCGGCGCCGGCCAGATACCGCGCCGCATCAATCAGTTTTTTGCCCGCAGCCCTCCAGCCTTCGCTGCACTCTTCTCGCTCGGCTTCCCTAAACTCTCGCGCCACGCTTGATAAATCGCCTGCGCGGCACCCTGCACCCGATACATCTTCGACTTGCTCGCATCACTGAACTCCACCGGCTCGCCATCCTGGCCCACTACCTCATCACCCCAGCCGCACAGCACCTCATCCGCCAGATCCTCATACGTGCACGGCAGCGGCTCGGCAAACGCTGGCTTCTCTGGATCATCCTTGCTGAACCCCTGCAGCAGCTCCAGCCGGTGACGAATTGCCAGCACCATCTGCGCTTCCTGCGCCTGCAGTGCATCACAATCCTCTTCGTCCAGCACCCGGAAATGTGCCGTGAACCGATACGGTTTTTTCACGCCACCCTTGGCCGGTAAATCAACACTCACCGGCCACTCAATAAACTCAGGCTGATACAGATGGAACATGGGACTAAATCAGGGGAATGGAAATAAATGGGTTGTAACTTAAGGTCAGATCTCCCAGTCTTGGTGTTTCATCATCAGAAGAACACCAGCCGGGTTTCGTCGTTCTGGGTCTTGGGCAGTGCCGTAAACGGAATGCCCATCATGTCGATACCATCCGAATCAGGGAAACTCAGATCACCACTGATCTGAGTGTTCGGCATAAACAGAATCGAACTGTTGCCAGATACAGTGCCTTGCTGCACAACAAACACACCATCGCTCGCGCCGCTATTATCCGCTGCGCTGCTAAAATAGTTCTTCGTCGCAACAGCTGGATTCTCAATCGTCAACGTACCATTCGGATTCGGCCTGTCCGTTATCCGCGCCTGCGGTGTGCAGTTGATCAAACTCCTGAAACTTACGCTATTTGCCCAGTCAAACGTAAACCCTTCACTGCACGGTCCATACCCCTGGAACTGCAGCGATTTCGTATGGCTCGGAGTCACAGGCAGCGGCTCGGCCTGTGCTCCATAACTGAACGATTCACTCGTCTTCGCAACCGGTGTCTGATAACGCCCTACACCAGTAATCGTGAACGTTCCATACTGGTTCAGCGGTGCACTCAATGCAGGGCTGCCACGAAATCCAACAATCCGGTGCACATTCGCATCCTTCACGCACACCAGCGTCGCGCTTGAATTGGCGCCAAATGTCGAAATCGGCTGATACACCGATCGAGCTGAAATCCGATACTGACTATCACCGCCGCCGGTAAACGCTGCAGTAGTCGGCAGCACCGTCACAACCCTGGTGCTGCCATTGTGTGCAACGATGATCCCCTTGTGGCCGCTGCCAGTCCCGCTGGTGATCTCAATCGGAAACCCCACATACGCATCGCTCGCAGGATTGCTGCCGCCAAGATCCGCCAGCGTTAAGCTCCCGGCACCGCCAGCAGTCGCAGCGCCGGTAATCTCAACGCCCAGCGTCTCATTCTTCCCGCTCGCCAGCAGCAATGGCGCAAATCGTGGCGCAGTCGCAGCAGTTCCAGAACCGGACCACTCAAAGGTAATCGTCACCGCCACATGCTCATTGGTCAGCGGTGCACGATCAGCACCCAAAAACCCCTTAAGCAGGTTCCGCTGCACACGATCACCCGTGATCGGATTCACCTCAATACTCACCACCTTCACCGCATCGGATGCGGTAGGCGTTGAATCGGTGCCGTAAGTGCTCTCGGTCTTGGCAAGAATGAAGCTATTGCGGATCAACAGGCCCATCAGTTTTTCTCCGTGGTCTTAATGGTCGGGGCCTTCGCAGCAGGCTTGGCCTCGGCTTCGGGCAGTGCCTCACCCTCGGGACGCATCACGCCATCAGCACCGCAGACGTATCGCCCGCTGATGCCGTGGTTCATTGGGTAGAAAGGTTCGCCCATCCCTAGCTAGTGCCGGATCTACCCTCAGCCTATGGAGCCACTGAGATGTCACTGTCCAGCGTCCTGTACTTCACCAAAAACTGGAACCCAAACCACCCTGCTGTCAGGTCAGCCGCCTCATACTGTGGCCTCCATCCATCTGGCTGCACATCCTTTGCTAACCCGCCCATTGTCCGGTCGGCCATCATCCGCTGGTGCACCTGCACACCAATCGGATCCGCCAGCTGGTCTGGAATATCACCCCGCACATACACCTCGATCAGCACCGCCAGCGTCTGATCCAGCCGCCCCATACTCGCACCCGTAGTCCGTGGTGCATTGAATGGATCATCGTTGCCAGGACTCACGATGATCGCAGGTGCTTCATTCCTGCTCATCGCCTGCGCCCTGCTCCGGTAGATCCGCTGCCCTACCTCCGCAATGCCAGGCAGCGTCACAGTATGAATCCGGTTTAGGATTTGCTCGCGGATTGATGCTGTCACGCCACTCGATAGACCTACTCCAAAGGCTATGGCTTGACTGTGATCGGCATTAAAGGCGACAGCTTCACCTGGGACGGCCGGCCGGTGCGCCTGGCAGGATCACACACTTGGAACACGGTCCAGCGCATTGCGGGCGAACGGATCAGCCTGCAGCAGCTGGCGTTGCCTGAGCCATCCAAAAGCGTCAGGCCCTTTACCCGGCTATGGACGATCGAGACAAAGGGATTCGTCGGTGAAAACAGCCTGTGGGGCAGCAACACGCCGGGGCTGATCAAGATCCAGGATGGGCCATATCGCAACGACGGCAGCCTGAACCGCAAGTATTACCGGGCGCTGGAGCGCACCGTCAAGAGGGCTGAGCGCCGGGACATCGTGACCGGCGTGGTGCTGTTCGAGGGCAGCATCCCCGACATCTTCCCGCGTGCATGGGAGCAGCACCCGTTCAATGGCCTAGGTCCCGCCAGCCACGATCAGGTTCATACGCAAGGGCCATGGAACAAACTCCAGCAGCGGCACATCACCCGCACGGTGCGGACGCTTGAGCCCTACGACAACGTGATTTATGAGGTTGGCAACGAACTCATGGCCACCAGCACGGGGTGGTTCCAGCGGTGGGTTGTTGGACTGGTCAAGAAGCTCACCAACAAACCCGTAGGCGTTTCCTATGCCCGTGGCATCAGGCCCAGCAAGGGCAAGCAAGAGACGTGGATGGTCGCCTCCGGTGCCGACTGGATTGCACCACAGGGCAGCAGCATCGCCCAGATTGGTGGTGTGCCTGGGTTCCGTGGCCCGCAGGTGCTGGACACTGATCATGCTTGGCCGTTGGTGCCGAATCTTGCCGGGATGAAGTCAGCCTGGCAGCGTGGATTTGACGTGCTGCTGATGGATGGGATGAACGGCACCATGCTTAGGAATCAGGGCAGCATGGCCGCTGATCGAGCGTGGGTTGCGGATCTGTAGCAGAAAACCCTAGGGCTTGGCGGCATAGTCTCCACATTCATTCGCATAGCTAGGTCCGCCTTCTTCAGGATCAGGCCAGCCAAGCCGACAGGGGCGAATGCAGTCAGTATCCCAAAACCTGCAATTCAAGCAACTCAGCTTTGAAGTCTTTTTGTTCCATCGCGGAATCTCTGGCAACTTGTCGGCGTGAATCCTGCCCATGCGTACATCATCGATCACCCCCCAGCCGACGATGACCGCCAACAGCAGCGCCAACGGCAGGGGCAGGGCACCCAGCAGCCAGACCATCAACGCGGCCACTAGGGCGACGGCAACGGTGATACGGATCAGGTAGGGCATGGTTCCTCCAGAAGCCACTGCGCGATCAGCCGCCACTGGTCCGGGGTGAGCGATGGCCTGGCGTGCAGGTAGTCGGCACGTTCATCGGCATCCTGTAGCAACTGCTGGGCGAGCTGTCGCTGGTGGTCGCGGATCACTACTCGGTCCACTGGACCCTGACCAACGCTGCGAAAAACAACGCGGTAAACAGCAGCAGGGGCGACATTCCTGCTGCCAGCATCGCAACCTCGGTCCAGGAATAGTTGGGGCAGGTCATAAGAGGTAGGGCATGGTAGTGGCCGAATCTACTACGGCTACGGTTTTGGAACCCACCGCAACGCAGATTCTAAAACCTCGGTTTCAGGATCGTCCGCGAGGTATTGGCCTGCGCTGTTCCGGGGCTGGTCGTAAATCCATTCGCTGCCATCTGGCGCAGTCCATGGTTGGAACCTCGTCGGGTTCTCGGGCCACTGCCATGCCACTGCCTGGAGTCCCGCCTGCAGCCCACTGATGAACGCCTGCGGCAGTCGCGACCTGCGATACCATGCGTTCGGCTGTCCAGTGCTACCCTATTTATGTGCCCCGGCGGACTGGCATCCCCGAGGCGCGACCAATCCGCTACTCAGGAGCAGACTGATGACTAAAGACTACTTGACGAGCGAACCATTCAAACGGCTATTTGCGGTCTTCTATCTCTGGTACGAAGGAGACAGCAATTTAATAGACATCTTTTGTGGAATCGCCACTAGCTTGAACTCAGCAATCAACATTGCTAACAGCAGGGCAAACGGGAGGCCTTGTGAAATTTTTATGCCAGGGCAAGAGGCTCCAGATGATGGAAGCTATGGTGACAAAAGATTGCGTTACAGAATTGCAGCAGTTGAGGCTGACTTTGCCTTTGAAGACGGTTGTGCATACGACGCCAACCAGCCTGCCACTCAAAAGTGGGGTGAAGGTTGCGACAGCTCTGTGGCTATCAACTACGCTTCTATGTTCAGTGCCTGTCGCTCCCTGGAATCACTTCCAGACTTTTCACAAGCTAAGGAAGCATGGGATAGTCTTGAGGTTGATTGGCAGGCAGTTTTTGCGGCCTGCAAGCCTGTAACGGAACCGGTCAACGAGCGGGAGAAATTACGGGAACGACGCGCTTCCTGGCAGCGCATACAAAAGCTGTTGTGCGCTGATAACTGAGGAGGTGAAGGCCTGGCACTCTCATGGCTCAACCACCACCCACCGCAGGGATTCCCTGGGCGGGGTCTGTGGGTCATCGGGGAGGAACTGCCCATCCTCCCCAGCGGCCTGGGCTACCCGGTAGAGGGTGCCGGTGGGGGAGGTCCATTCCTGGCCGAGGTTCTGGGCCGGAGGCGGCACCGTCAGCGCCTCGGTGAAAGCGGCTGGCAGATCAAACCCCTGCGCCATGCTCAGCACCCCAGCCAGCAGCTGATCAGAGATCAGGCCCAGCCCACGGGCCATCGACCAGGAGTCGAGAAACACCCGAGCATCCCCATCGGCAGCCTTGCCGAGGCCCACACCCAACCCAAGGCCTAGGGCCGGAAGCTGCTGCAGGGCCGTTCCTAGGAGTTGATTGATCGCCTCGGAGGCCTGCACTGCGGAGCCAAACTGCACCCACTGAGCATCGGACTGACCATTGATTCCCCAAAATGCTTCGGCTATCTGGCGACTGTCAAACCAGTACCAATCATCTACTGGGTAGATGTAATCAGCGTGGTTTGCGGCGGTTAGCGTAAATCCTGGCGCGTAAACGCTGGTGCCTGCATACTGGAGCAGGTCATCGGTGAACTTGTAGAAACCGGGGTAGGACATGGCGATCATTAGGCGGTAACGGTCCACCCTTTGGCGGTGGCAATGGTGGGGTCGTAGCCTGCTCCATTGATGCCGTAGTTGCCGGTTACAGTGATTGTTTGGCCGGTAACAACAGGCAGGCCGGTGAATAGTTCGTTCAGTGCGGCGGCTGATAACTTGCAGCTGGCTACAGAGAATGAGAAGCGCATTCCTGTAAGCTGGGCACGGGCGAGGGATGAGCAGTTGGCGACAAAGTTTGCGGCATTTGCTGCTGAGGAAATGCCGCTCATGTCAAGCGGCGGGATGCTTTCCAGGGAGGTGCAGCCTTGGAACATGCTGCTCATGTTCGTAACTGCTGCAACACTGCCTGGAAATACAGGGATTGTTTGCAGACTGCTGCAGCTTTGGAACATGCTGCTCATGTTCGTAACTGCTGCAACACTGCCTGGAAATGCAGGGATTGTTTGCAGACTGCTGCAGTTTTGGAACATGCTGCTCATGTTCGTAACTGCTGCAACACTGCCTGGAAATACAGGGATTGTTTGCAGACTGAAGCAGCCTTGGAACATGCCGCCCATGTTCGTAACTGCTGCAACACTGCCTGGAAATACAGGGATTGTTTGCAGACTGCTGCAGCTTTGGAACATGGTAGCCATGTTCGTAACTGCTGCAACACTTCCTGGAAATGCAAGGATTGCTTGCAGACTGCTGCAGCCGCTGAACATGCTGCTCATGTTCGTAACTGCTGCAACACTGCCTGGAAATACAGGGATTGTTTGCAGACTGGGGCAGCCGCTGAACATGCTGCTCATGTTCGTAACTGCTGTGGCATTAGGCAGTGACGGCAGCGATTGCAATGAGCGGCAGCCCTGAAACAGGGTTGATGCCATACTCGTCAACGCACCAACCGATACAATGTTGATCCGCTCTACATTTGCGTGAACAACAGTCGTCGAACCCCCAATCGTTAATCCCGTGCCACTGACCTGCGGCAATGCCATCGCAATATCCAGCCATCCTGTCGCATAACCATTCACCAACCCCGTCTGTCCATGCTTCTGAAAGAAGTTGGCAACTGTTAGGTTCTGTCCTGCCTGTGGTGTAATCGTCACTACCGCCACCTTATACGGCAGCAACGTGGCCGAACCGTCACCCGTAAACGTTACCGGACTGCCGCCAGCAGTCAGCGAAACTTGGAACGTATTTGCTGCTGCATTAACAACAAAATACCGCTGCTTCGCAACAATTCCCGTTGTGGTAACAATGCTGTAGAACCGTACAATCGCGCCATTGCTCAGCCCATGAGCCGTGCGGTTGACAGTGCTAGTTGCAGCCGTAAACGTAACCGGCGCATTCGTTCCAGCCAGCGCAGCAGAGTTAAAGTCAAACTCATAATCTGCTCTGGCATTGCTTGCATAGTTCGTCGTCGTCCCATCGCCATAATTGATGATGTAGGCGCCTTGGGCTAAGAATGCGAAAAAGTTGCCACCCTTGCCAACACCATCGCCAGGCCACACCGCATAGAGGCCAACGATCTTCTGCTCTGCCGCGCCAGGTGCGGTCAACGCTGGCCACGCCGCATTTCGCACCCACTCGTCAGCCGCTGCACCACCCGCACCGCCTGCTACCAGCGTGCTGCCCAGATAGATTTTCCCAGTAGTCGTAGGCATACTCAGCTCGTAATAACGTACAGGGTTGATGCGCTTGGTGATGCAATCGCGTCGTACTCGGCCTGGGTCAGGCTGACAATGTTGGTCACTGCATCGGCGCCTGTGATTCCTGTGACATCGCTCACCACGGCAATGTCGATCTTTTGCTTGTCGGTGGCGCTGGCCAGACCCGCTGTAGTGCTGTTGACTAGGGGGAGCACCGCGTCATCCCCAGTCGAGCTGCGCACTTCGCGGCTGGCGGCGTCGTAGGTGAGGTTGGTGGCGACGTTCACTTGAGCGCCAGAGGCAACCCCGTCGAGCTTTGTCTTGTCCGCCCCACTCATCAGGCCGGCCAACGTCGTGCTCGCCTCAGGCAACGTCACGTCAGCGCCTGTAGAGCTGCCCAGCAGCCGACTGCTCGCCGTGTAACTCAGATCGGTCGGGCCGGGAATCGAGGGCAGTCCCGACAAACTGCCATATGCGATCTGCGCACCATCGCCGCCGTTGTGATCATGGCTGTTGCCATTGGTCACACCCTGCGCTGCTGGAGCAAAGTCTGTCGTTGCTGCAGCAGCGGCTGTCCCCAAGGTGGGCTTGTTCAGGATCTGGGCGTCACCACTGGAGGCGTTCCAGTCGGCGTTGACGTTTACCTCGGCGCCGGCCTGGATACCATCGAGCTTGGTCTTGTCGGCGCCGCTCATCGAACCGGCGGCGCTGGTGGTCGCAGCGGTGATGCTGATCGCCGGGGTATTGCCACCAGAACTGACAATCGGTGCAGTCCCAGACACTGAGCTGACACCACCTGACGGCAACCCCGTTAACTGCGACGCATCCACCGCCGGAAGCCTGCCAGCATTATCGAGCTGCACCACATTCCCGGCTGCCGTGCCGACGTTCTGTGCCGCAGCACTACCGAGCGTTGGCCGGTTGCTCAGATCGCCATACGCTCCAGTCGTTGCAACCGTCGCCAAAGTCGACTCCAACGCATACTGCCCATGCGGATCCGCAGCAGCAACGTGTGCATTAACCGCCGCCGTAATCGATCCACCACATAAATCCGCAATCGCCTGCGTTGACGCATCTACCGTCGTCCCACCCTGATCCATAGGCACCCTCTCAGTGCCACTCAATGGCACCGTCGCATTAGGCAAACCCGTGATCGTTACGTCAGCCATCAGAGTGTCACCAGCAATCGATCATCAAGTGTCTTCAGCCGCAACCCGGCCAACGTAGTGATATACATCGCAATCGCCTCAATCTTCTCCAGCACCATCACACAAAACCTCCCATCAGCCAACTTCAGTGGCTCATGCTGCAGCCTATACACCTGCCCCTCATGCAACACCTGATCCCCATACCCCAACCCACCAAACAAATCAGCCCGCACCGTCAGCGCATACTCCACACTGATCACCTGATCGCCCATCATCACCTGCGACTGGCGATCCATAATCCCTAAACCAACAACGGCCCCAGCAGTTACGCTAGAGCCGAAGTCAGCCAGCAGGAAATCATCGGGGATCTCCTGGATCATTGCGATCAGGGCCGGTACTTCTTGATGCCAACCGCAACGCAGCTCACAACAGCGCTATAAGTGCCGGTTTCATCGAAGAAACTCAGCCGCAGCCGGGACGGCAGATCGTCTTTCGAGATCACCAGCCGGTTGTGATAAGCGGCGACGGCCAGGTCAGGGAATGCGCCGCCGGTGACGTCTACGGCATCGCTACCGTCGGACGCATCGCCGGCCTGCACCTTCACCTTCATGGCGCTGCCGGCAGCGCTGGCAGGGGCGGTGAGGATTAGGCACACATCACCATCAAAATCATGGCAATTAACGGCGGTGGTGTTGTTCGCCGCTGACACAGTGGTTGGGGCCAGAATGGTGACGCTATGCAGCGCCTCCAGGTTGCGTTGTCTGATAGCCATGGTCAGGTTTCCTCCGTGGGGGGCTGAGTGACCGTGCTGAGCACGGGGTTGTTGTCCGTGGTGCGGCGTTTTCCGCCACGGCGTGGCGATTCGCCTTCGACCTCAGCGGCTGGGGCGGGAGCAGTGTGCTCAGTTGCCCACCCGCTGCGAATCATGTGAAGGCCAAAGTCGTTATCAACAGTAACCACGTCGCCGATCTCTCGATCCTTGCGACTGATCACCATCGATTCGAGCATCTCGACTTCCATCCTCAGATACCCCACACAAAGGCCTCGGGATAGCGAACCCCAAAGTCGCAATCCTGCAGGATGCTGATCTCAACGCTGCCGGAATCCTGATACTTATAGGGATTCACGCCGATGTCTTGGCCGCTCCAGAACGCCAGCAGCACCTGCGAGAAGTCGCCGAAGAGGCTATTATTCACCTCCAGCTGGTTTGACATCAGGGCCGGGTAGCCGTTGATCTCGTTGTTGCGCAGAACGTAGAAGTCGCTCTGAGCGTTCTCCAGCGTGGTCTTGTAGACGCCCCTTGCATGGGCGTTCATCATGTACGCCATGCTGGGCACATCCAGGTTCGCCAGGCTCACCTTCGTTTCCATCTCAACCAGGTTGAGGAAGGTGCCAAAGTTATAGCTTACGCTGTTGATGGTCTTCGCCTGGCCGCCGGACAGCGTTTCAGTCTTCACCCCATCGGTGTACCGCAGGCCCAGGGGGCGCTTGGATCCGCCTGGGGAGTACAGGAAGTCCTTGTCAATACCAAGGGCGACCTTGCGGCTCAGGTGGCTGCGAACCCAGGCTTCGGAGGAGAATCCGGTCTGGCCGATGAAACGGCGCGTCAGGACAGTTTTCGCACCGACAGTCTTGGGCGTGAGGCTGACCTGGCCAACCAGGATCTCAGAGGCGTCAGGCGCCTGGCCCTCACCAACCCAGTAGTGAGTAGGGCCGGCGGTTTCCTTGGGGATGTCGATGTCACCCACCAGACCGCTCAGCACGGTGGCGCCGGCAGCGGTGATGCTCAGGCGGTTGTAGATCAGCTCAATCATCGAGCCAATCAGCAGGTCGGTGTCAATCAGCGCACCGCCGGTGGTGAATCCACCTGCGGTCTGATCAGCGCGGATGTTCTTACGACCGGCGCCCATGCCGGGGATCTGCGCGACCATCACGTCGGCGGGGATGCGGAACGAGCCCTGCAGCTCGCGGCCCGAATGCTTCACCGCAGCGGCGGACGCTTCCAGCTCCAGTCCGGCAGCATCACGCAGACGGGCATCGGTCGGGTCAGAAAAGTGCCGAATCGCATTCAGGATGTTGTACCGCTTCACCTCGCGGTCAGACATGCCGATCAGGCCATCAGCGCTCGACTGCATGCGACCGCTCATCTCGACCCTCTTGGCACCCTTGGCTTGCATCGCCAGCTCAAACAGCTCGGCGCGAACGCAGTCCACGCTGGCGCCAGACTCGATGTATTCATCGGCCTTTTCGTTGCCTGCGCCGGCCTTCTCGCACATATTCCGAATGGTCTTCGAGCGCTCGCGCTCAGCCTGCACAGCGGTCATCTCCCGCTCTGCAACGTCAATGGTCTGGGTTGTCATAGCAGGAGATGCGGTTTGCATTTCTCCATTCAGGCTATGCACCTCCTCATTCTCTTCCTTCGCCACCTGATCATCCACGGGCGGTTCAGTTACCGCATCAACCAAAGCAGCAGTCTTGGCAACTGGCTTCCGTGGCTCGACAAACTCCACCAGTTTGGCCAATGCCTGCGGCATCTTGGCGAATCGACCCAAGGGCACAGCAGCTGCCTTCACATCGCGAGCCGGTGCCATCTCCGATGCAAACCCAAACTCAACAGCCTCGGCAGCAGTAAGCCAGCTCTCGGCGGCCATCAGAGAACGCACGTCATCCTCGCTCAGTCCAGAGCGATCAACGTACGCTTGCCGATACGCAGTCGAAATCCGATCGATTAGATCAGCTTCCTTCCTGAGGTCATTGGCGCCACCAATGCCGAGCCCCCATACCTCATGGATCATAAGGAAGCTGCTCTCTGGCATGACGATCTCATCGCCAGCCATCGCAATCAACGATGCAGCACTGGCAGCCACGCCGTCAATAATCACGCGCTTCCGTCCTGCGTACCGGGACAGCATCGAATAGATCGCTAAGCCCTCCAGCGCATCGCCGCCATAGCTGAACAGATTGATCGTCAGCGGCTCATCGCGACCCGTCAACGCGCTCTGCACCTCTCGGGCTGTAATCTCCCAGCCCACCTCGCCAATCAAAGCCATTTCAAGCCCTGAGTTGTCGGCGGCGGCCTTAATTGCTACGCCAGTCATTCAGCCTATAGCGATCTTGCTACAGGCTATGAATCCCCTTCCGTACCCATTCCCGGCAGAGCAGCCGCTGTCGTCCCATTCTGTTGCTCAGGCAGGCCCAGCCTTCTCCGCAACGCCACCTCGTACGCAATCTGCGCCCAAGTGCTCTCCAGATCAGTTCCATAAAGCTCTGCCATCTGGTCAGAGGTTGACTGCAGTCCCATTTCCTGCGCATCCTTATACGCTTTCATCTCCTTCGCGGGATCTACCCAGCTCCATGTGCGGGCCTGCCAGCGTGGGGACGTGTAAAGCTCTGGCTCGTTCCAATAGTTGCCAAATAACTCAACAGGCAAAACGCCAGCCATTACGGCAGCATCAACCCATTCTTCAAACACTCGCTGGTGGAATTGCTGGATAAACAAAGACTGCATAACCCGATACCAATCCCGAACCTCCAGCTTCTCTTCACGCATGGAGCTGTAATTAGCATCACTGTGATCGCCGCTGATTGCTGAGTAGCTGCTGGTAATGCCAGTCGAAAACCGGCGCAGCATTGTCTTTAGTACAATCTCAAACTGGTTATCATCAGGGCCAAATTGCGGCGGATACGGCTGCTCCCCAGGATTCAGCTCAACCCATTGCCCCGGTGAGCTGCGAGACAGTATCTCCCCAGTGCTTGGGTCTTGCTCATCCGCCAAACCTGAGGATGCCCCTTCATTGGGATCCTCTTCCTTCTTGCCGACAAACCCAAGAATGTTGTTGACAATCCGCTTCCGGGTCCAGTGGGACTTTTCATATTCGTTGATATTGTGAATCGTCGTCAGAACTGGCGCTAGGTGGGGGATTTCACGGAGCTGCCCGATTTCATCGGGAATGAAAACATGAATCAAATCCCTTGCGTCTACAAAATAATGCTTAGGCTCATTGCTCAGTGGATCGCCTGGGTCGCTATTGCCCGGGTGCCGCCGCAATACCGCATACCGCGTAACACGTCCGCCACGACGATCATCGGTCTCAACACCAAGTCGCCAAAAATGGCCAGGCCGATCTGACATGCCATTGTAATCTTCATCAAGCTGATCAACGCTCAATAACTCGAAGCAAAGCTGTTCACGTCTAGGATTATTATTGGCAGATGATCGAATAATTCGAACCATTGCGCCACCGTGCGTTTGAAACGCACCAGCAATCATCAGCTCAAACTGATGAAACGAATATCGCCCGGCAAGATCAAACGTATCAGGCTTGCAAAACTGCTTCCACTTCGCTTCCAGAACTTGATTCCTGACATCATCACGCTCTAGCGCAGTCTGCGCCAGAATCATTCGATCAAGCGCTGCATCCAATGCTCGCCCTTGCTCACCCCTCGCCAGCAGCCGTGCAATCTCCATTGATACCTCAGCCCGCGCCCTGCCCGCTTGTCGATCGCTCCGGCCACCAAGCGGGATCTGACCACGCATCTGCACACCTCGGGCGCCAATCACATTGATCTGCATGCTCCGCACTGCACGCCGGGCATACGGATTCAACAGCGCCTGATAACGACACTTAGACCTAATCCCTTTCAATCCACCCCGCAGCATCGCCTGAGGATCGACAAACACTCCAGGCATGTCGCCCAACAGTCTTCCCCCAAGGTGGCCTGCTAGCCCTTGCTGCGCCCGCGCTTTTCGTGCTCGCGGGCCAGGGCCAGACTCCCAAACCCTGCGAGCAAAACCCTTCGCTCTGCCAATCAAACTCATGGCTCAAACCTCACAAGGATTCTGCGGCTAGATGCCACACCCTGAGCCAACGCCTCAGCACGCCGCGCAGCCGCAACCCTGCTAATCAAGTCGTCGCGCTCCTTTCGTAATTCAGCTAGATCCGCACGTCGCACCTTTCGACCGCCAGATCCCAATGCACCAACCTGATACTCCTGCGCACCGCTTACCAGTGCCCTGATCGCTTCCTTAATCGCATCCAGATCAATCTCATCTTGGCTGCGATCATCAAATGCTCCAGGCGTGCCGCTAAACGCCAAACTGCGGCGCACCGTCAGACCGCCACGCCTTACCGTGTGAGACGCTCCGTCGATCGTTGCCACCACCTGCAGCGCCCAATCACCTGCAGCCATTGCAGAGGTGACCTGCGCTGTTAGCTCAATCATCCAACCATCTGCTGTATTCACTCCAACCGCCTGAGCGCCAGCCCCAGCTGCCTTTCCTCGCAGCCAAACAGTCACCCCCTGCGCACCAACTGGCACGTCAGGTTCAACCCATCTAATCCGGTCTCCCTGGTATAGCTCCTTGGGATTCATCGGCTCACGACTGCAAATCAAATACTCGGCGTCGTGGGCGCCGCTTCCCTCCCAAGCCTACCGATGACAACCGCTGCGCCTCAATCAACCGCTCCAGCTGGTCCCACATCGTCGCCCGTGAATACCGCCGCGCCACCAACTGCAGCGCTGCATACGCCATCCTCGTACAGTCCCCCGCCTCATCCCTGCTACCGGTCGGCTTGTCCCATTTGTACTCTCGCTTGCCGGCACCCTTCTTTGGCATCTTCTTCCACGGGAACAGCTCTGCCAAAAACTGATCCGTAGCAGCCTCACCAAAATGCAAATATCCAGGCCCAGGTTTCTCCTGCCGTAATCTCCCCTGCAGATGCTGAATACTTGTCTCATACCCCACCGGATACATCAGCACACCTTTCTTAATCACACTCTGATTCTTCCTGTTGATATTCACCGGCACTCCCTTACCGATCAGCGGTTTACCCTTGCTCTCTGAACCCTTCATCGGCACCCATCTGCCCACCCTGGTGCGGCACCAGTCCCGTACTTCATGCGTCGCATATCCACCATCATCAATACCACCTAACGCAATCTGCAGCTCTGCCCCATCCTCACGCTTCCATTTCGTCTCCAGCACTGCATCCAACTGATTCAACGTCTCAACCTGCTGTGGGTCGCCATCGATCTCAAAATGCCCCACATGCCAACCTTCCTCTCCCCTCCCCCATCCCCATATCGTCACCACCAGCCGCTCAGCCATCGCACCACCGCCGCCCTGTACGTCAACGCCAGCGGTCAACACCAACACACCATTCGGCACCACGTCCGCTGGATACCCATTCCCAACTCCTGCATCCTGCCGCCGCTGAGACAATCCCTCCACATTCAACTTCCCGGTAATCGTGTCCTCCCATGGCACGCCCAACACCGTATTGTGAAACGTCTGCATCGAATCCGTATCACCCTTCCGCATCATCTCCAGCGCTTCTTGGTACTCACTCACCAGATTTCCCCACTCCGCTCCAGCGTGGTAGCTATACGCTGCCCAGATATGCCTACTCCTTACCCTCGGATAACCATCCTTCAATATCTGCTGGCTACGGTCCAGCCCCAGCGGACATGCCCACCCGCCATGCTCATCCATCCATCGCAACCTGGCATATCCAATCAACTCATGGCAGTTCTCACATTCATACTTCCCCGCATCCTCGCCTTCCTTTCGCATCTGCTCCCACCTCAGCACCTGATACTCCCCGCAATGCGGACACGGCAAGTACCGGTACTGCTGGTCACCCTTCTTAAACCACTGGTGCGTTTTATCATCAGGATAAATTGGCGTCCCGCCAATGATCGTCTTGCGGTTCCAGGTGGTGGCCGATCGATTCATCCCTAGCTTGATCTGATCACCTTCGTCGATCGCGTCATACGCTGACGGTTCCTCAAATATCACTACCGTCCGTTCCTTACGCCGAAACCCCTTACCACTGGCAGCGCTCACAATATCGATCAGCCCGCCATTGGTGAGCTTTTTAAGCAGGATGGTATTCGTCGCCGTTCCCCTAGCCTTCGACTCAGCCAGTAACCCCTGCAAACATGGCGAATCCCTAAACAAATCCGATATATCTTCCTTACTATACTCTTCCGCATCATTCTGCACCGGCTGCACAATCATGATCTTGCTCGGCTTCCAATGCGAGTAATACTGCACCGCGCCGATCTTCACGCACTCGGACCATCCCACACGGGCTGACTTCATGCAAACCTCCACTTCCACATATGCACTGGTAAATCCATAAAACCAGTCACGCTGATACGGCCTAGTCGTCCACTTACCTTTACTCGCTGCATTACCCGTAACATGACCATACGTGTCCGCATACTCAACCCCGTTCAACAGCGGCCGTGGCCTGAAGCATTCCGCCAAGCTCCGAGCCATACTTATCCGATCGCGGCTGATCATCCCGCTACCTCCCCTTCCGTAAACTCCCAGTCCGCTACGTTCTGCAGAAACTGATTCACCAACTTCGTTACAATGTCCTGCTCTTCTACCGTAAGATGCGGGATCTGGTTCTTAATCTGCTGCGGCAAACTCAACGCCTGATCCTGCAACGTCAGCGCCACCGCCTTCTGCGCTTGCTCTACATCATCCCGATACACCAGCTTCCCCTCCAGCAGCTCGCGCTCTACCTGCAGCTTCAGTTTCTTTTCGTACTCAGTCCAGGCGCGTTCTGTGTTGAAGTCTGGTGTGTCGCCATCAGCATCAGCAGGGCGCTTCTCTGACTGAGCTGCATCACTTCTGACGGCCATCCGTTCCTTCGCTGGCCGCAACGGCTTCTGCGCTGCTTCCACAGGCGCTTTTCGGCTGCCATGCTTGCTCTTCGTCTTCGGCACCTTCGCCCACGCATCATGCAGACCCTCCCGCCGCACATGCCGCACACCATTCACCAGCACCTCGTCGAGAAACCCGTTCTCGATCGCCCGGTAAACCTGATTCCTACTCGTCAGCCCCAGCACTGCCGCAGCATCACGAATAGTCAGCAGCTCAGTTCCCGCCACGTGTCACATTCGCTTGTCACAATCTATCTGTGACAGAATCTATGTGACAGGCCGGTTCTCCTGTGGTGGTGCTGGGGTGGGGGATATACTGGCCGGTTATTGCGAAACAGTCACATAACGATAGCATGTTCTCAATAGAGAAAACAGGCGTCGGAACTAA